GGATCGAAACCATTCAATTCAAAGTGACCCATGCATAATTTAGCATCAGAGTCACGAATCATCTCGAAACTATGCTCACGATTCTCATCACACATCCATGGCACTAAGAGTGTCTTAGTACCGAATAGATCTATCTCCCTTGTCTCAGTAACGATATCAAGATTGTCACAATCACCGAGAAGAAGATCAGGAGAATTGACACGGAGAGTATTCTTGAAGTAAATGTCATGGTTACCTATCAACATGGTCATTTTTATTCCTCTATCTTGCAGAGGTCTAAACCACATTTCCTTTGCTGCTTCAAGAGAGTTAAAATTTACACCCTTCCTTCTATCAAACGTATCACCTAAATTAATTATCTCTGTAATACCTTCCTTATCAATAGTAGGTAGTACTTTCTCTGTATAAAACTTTCTATATCTTTCAACGTAGTGTTGATTATCATTACGGACACCAAAATGCTGGTCGGTAATCAATAAGACTTTCATAGATATCCGTTGAAGTTTATACTAATTGCTTTTCTAGTTGTTGTAGCAGGCTGTGTCCTATGTCGCATCCATCCTGGAAACAAAAGGAAATCTCCAGTGACACAGCTGATACTCTCTGACATTAGCATATCACCAGGTGATTTGGCAAGTGGTGTTAACCTATGGATATAATCCAATGGGTTTATCAACTCTATATCTCCTACTGATGGTTGCTTCTCAATATAATATACTGCTGCCACATGTGTCTGTCTAGCACCTGCTGCATGTGAATGCTCTGCTGTATAATCTCCTGGCTCATGCCAGTTAGCCCATGCTGAGCTGGGTCTCAACTCTGCCTTCTCATATCCTAGTTGCTCATCCCAGTACTTAGCAACGTATGGAAACATAGCACCTATGAGATCCTCTACCTCTGGCACACTCTCCCATAACATTAGATCAGACTGTGCTGTAGTATAACCAGTCTCACCAGACCAGACACCCTTACTCAATCCACTCCACAAGTCAGGTATATTAAAGGACTGATCGAGGTGTCCTTTATATACAGGTATAGAAAATAAATTCACTGTCGCATATTGGTTTCGATACGTCCCTTGATGCTATTCATTTCTGAATGATCATCCTTACTGTCTGAATGGAAGACTGCCTCATACCCACTCTTCTCTATTAACTTATCTCTTATGTCCATCTGTCTCTTCTCTTTAGCAATACGTCTGAGAAAAGCATAGTAAATTATTTGTGTGAAGTACGCAAAAGGATTCTTTGACTTAGCAGGATCAAAGTTATCGATATATTGTACACAATTTTCAACCCCATCTGATATCATGTCCTCTTTAAACATGTAGTTGATGAAGTTTGGTCTGTAAGATAGATGTGTTGCTATCTTTAAGAAACACTCCGCAAGATAATGCGTGATGCGAGGTTTCTCTTTGTCATTTAATTTCGCTGAATCAACTTCCTGACGATACTTTGTAATCTCTTCCAGGAACTTCTTGTTATCAACGTAATGTTGTTTCCGTTTAGAAGCCATTACTTTTGCCATATGATTAACTCACCTGGTTCATTATATGATGTTAAGGATATGTTGTCAAGTCTGAGTACGATTCCAAAAGTCTTCTAACTTCCTTCGTGCATCAGATACTTTACCTACGTACCCCATTTGTGGATTAACTGGTATCTCTATGTCTGTCTTATTACCACCCTTCTCTTTACGCACCCATAACTTATACATTAATATAGACTCCATAGACATGGGAGCAACCGTGCATATATCTTCTTCACTAATCATATAGAAGTCTTCATCAGAAAACATCATCCACTTTATTAAACCTATCGCTAATCCTTGATTGCCATCCTTCTCTACAGGGTGTGACTGTGGTGATGCTGGATCAGTAACAAAGATCTTTGTCAAACCAGGTTGCAGATCATCCTCAGATGCGATCATTGTCCCTAGTACAGTCTCACCTGACCGTAATTTAATTACACCATAAAACTCTTGCTCATGTTTAATATAATTAATGGTCATTTTTTAAGATTGATCTTAGTGATTTCATAATCAAACTTCTCTTCATCATATATCTTCATCCTCTCGATGAGGTGCTTGTAAGTATAGTTGTAATGAGAGTCCTTAGAGCAGTCATCAGCAATGTCATACAACACTGCCTGTGCTTTATTGTCTCCCTTCCTCAGTACCCGTCCAATAGACTGTAAATTCCTTACCCTAGACTTACTAGGACTAGCAAAGATCACATTGTGAAGATTACGAATGTTGATACCAGTTGAGAAAGTTCCGTATGATGCTAATATTATAGCATCTTTTTGAGATTCGCAAATGTTACGAGCCTCTTCCCTCTCTACAGCATCTACACCACCGTGTATGAAAAAGACTTTTCGGTCCTTATTTACTTTACTATTTAGCATTTCCCATAGAGGTTCTCCGTGTTTCTCTATGTAATTAAAGAGTACTAGGGTGTTTCCCTCTAGATTTAGTGCCAGATTAGTGATGAAGTTGCTACGTCTGGTGTGCATACATAGGTATTCCATCTCCTGTTGATAGTAATCGAATGGTACCCACCCATGCTTGAGTAGTAATATCCTCACCTTCAATGGTGTTAGGTGACCCTCCTTCATAAGGTCTATGGTCTTTGTTACTCTATCAACCTTACCAAATAATCCTTCAAGGACTAACTGGTGTGACTCCATACCATCTAGTGTACCTGTTAATCCAATCCTATACTTCGCATCATGGCACTTCGTAAGGATGCCCGTGAGTGACTTAGCTTTATAAAGGTGTGCTTCATCCCCGATAATGACATCAAAACGTTCAAAGAACTTCTTGGGTTCCTTATAGATGCTCTGCCAAGTACTAATAATGACTGGATTATCGACATACTTCTCCTCTCCTCCTTGTATCTTATGGACTTGACTAGGGTTCCAACCATAGTCTCTGAAATCTTTATACAACTGCTCTACTAGAGATACAGTGGGTACTATAATTAATATCTCTCTCTTCTTAAGTAAGTGCCAACGCACCAATGCATATATTATGAGTGACTTGCCCGATCCCGTGGGGGATAGTAGAAGTTTGCGACGAAATTTAATCGCCTGGTAAACTCCTCTGAGCTGGTAGTCCCTGATCTTAAATGGAAGCCTAAGAGCACGAATAAAAGCTGCTGTGCCTTGAGGTGTAACATGTTCATCTACCTCGTCTGGTCTACCAAAGTATTTATCTGAGACTACCTCATATTTGTACCCTTTAGAATCTAGGTACTCTGTAAGATAATCATAGAGACCAACATATAACTCACCAGTACCAGGAGAATACAAACGTATCTTACCATCCCAGACTCTGCGTTTAAATGCAGGAGTAAACTTTGCGTGTGGTACATCAAAACAAAAGTGCTCACTCAACTCCTTGTGGAGATGTTGCTCACCTTCTACCTTAAGATATACTTCATTCTTTTTACTTATACGGAGGTCCATTAAACCAAGCCACCAATGATTTGCGTGTTCCTTGGGTAACAGGTCTGACTCTATGGTATGCAGTAGATTCAAAGAAGACACCAACACCAGGCATGGGTTTGAAAGTGTCGTAACGAGGACGACCACCCTTATCACCTGGTTGTCTTATTTCTATATCTAATTCACCACCTTCATAGTCATCATTTAACATATATGACATGGAGATCTTTCTTACAGTACCTTTAGGGTTGGTTATTTTATTGTGTTGATCTAAATGCCAATCGTAATAGTGCCCCTCTGGGTAGTGTCCCAGTTGTATTGGCTCCACTGAATCGATATCTAAATTCCAACCAGCAGATTTGTTAATCTCCTCTGCCATAAACAACATTCCCTTAAGTAACTCTGGATCATCCAACCAAGCAACCTCAGTCTTCCTAGTGGAAGATAATTTGCTGTCTTGAATCAGTGCTGTTTCCCATGTCAATTTAGTAGATGATATAATCTCATTAATTTTATCAACTGTCTCGTCTTTAAACTCGGCAATTTGATATAGTTTTCCGTAGTTCATCTAATACCATAATATTTGACAATCTCAATAGTATTCTTAATAGCAAATCCTCTATTGTGGATCTCCTTAAGTATCCTATCAATAGAATTTATACAAGTTTC